TGAAACATAATCATCATAAATGCCATTACTCGGTCAAAGTTTCCTTTCTTATTAAATAATATCAATTCTTCTAACAATCCTGGGTCTGATATCAAGTCCAAATTTAATACTTTATTTCCAAATTCATCTACATCTCTTTCTTTTAATAACCATTGCTTTATATATTTAGAACCTGCATCCTTTAACTCACTATTCATGTGAATACCATATATCCTTGCTACTTTAGAATTTTTAATAGTCTTAGATATAACAGCATCAGGTTGTGCAGCTAATAGATGTAACTTTCTATTCTTTTCAAAATATGACTTAACATCTCTAATCATATTCTCATGCATTATTTCTGCATTATAAAGTTCTGCTAACAACTCTACTATCCTATGAGTATCATCAGCAGTTTTCATTCTACCTACATAAGAAGCTACTATCATATCTCTACTATAAGAAAAAGTAGTAACACCTTTATAAACATATACAGCACCTAATGATGCACCTGCACTTTGGTCTTGTTGATAAGGGTCATATCCTATCTTATATAATCCTTTAGGTGCATTAGATACAGGATATTCATATATTACAGGACAACCACTTAAACTTAATGTCTTAGGTTTATAATGCCATACTGGTTCTAATTCATTTCTTAAATCAGGTGTAGCTTTAACCTTACCTTCTTCTTTACTCAAATATACAGGTTGACCTTTCTTATCATACACCTTTTCTCTTTCTATAATATTTAATCTATTTCTAAGTTCAGTAATTGGGAAGTCATTAGTAGATACAGTAAGAAAAGCTTCACTAGGTTTTAAAGGATATTCTTGTACTCTTTTTTGAATAACTCCTGTACCATTAGATGAGTTCTTTAATATCTTTTCTCTTTCTTCTATTTCATAATTTATAGCTTCTTGCCTTAATGAATTACCTTGTTTATCATAAAAACCATCCATGTTCCAAAATACAGGATGGAAAAATCCACACTTTGTATTCTCTGCATTATCATCCCATACATTAATAAATGGCATTAAGTTATAAGTTGCTGGGTCATAAAACATATCAGCAAAATCTACTGTACCACCTTCCATATCACCACCTGTACCAAATATAAGTATCTGTCCTGTTATAAACTTACCTGCTTTCAATGTAGGTTCAGTAGCCATATATGAATCCTTGAGGTTAGGAAACTTACCTGCTTCTTCTAACAGTACATACTTAGCATCTTTACCCCTAGCAGCATCTGGATTATCTTTAAAAGTTACTGCTATAACTTGTGACTGATAACCTTTCTCAATAGCTACACCATTTAACACTTCTTTATATGATGCCTTTCTATGTTCTTGTTTATCAATATAATCTCTATTCTTTCTCCACCCAGTATGCTCATTCAAAAAGTTAAGATAGTCTGTAACCATACCCATAGTTCCTTCAGGGTATAAGTACTTCTTTTCAAAAGCACCAATAATAGAAAGAGAGTTTCTAACACTATTATATATATTAGCTACTTTAGCAGCATTCTTAAATGAGTAACCTTTACGTCTTGATTTACCTACTATAATATGTCTACCACCATCTAAGAACTCATCTTCTACTTTTACTTCTAATTGAAGACTATTAAGTGTTTCTCTAGTTAATCCATTATAAGCTATTTCAGTTGCCCAATAGTAATTATAATCACCATCCCAAAAGTCAGGAAATCCTGCTAACTTCTTTGCCTTTCTACCTGATGCTCCTTTCTCTACCCTCATGATAGGACAGAAGTTCATATAAAAGTAATGGTCACCTGTTATCTTAACTCCTCCTACTTCATATCCTTCAACTGTTCTTTTAAACTGCTCTTCCCAATATCCTTGCCAAGAAGGAGAACCCCAAGGGTCAGGACAATAATATCCATACTTTTCAAAGTGTCTAGCTTCTTCTCTAAACACTTCTGTATTAACCCAAATACCATCTTTGTTTCTTATAGACTGGAGTTTACTCATTATTGTCCAGGAGCAGTAGTTACATATTTTAACCTATAAATAGTATGTGCTATAAGTTGAAGAATTTCATCTAATTGATTTTGAATCCATCCTTCTTCATACATATTTCTTTCTTTAGTAACTTGTGTATAAAGATTCTCCATATAAGACAAAGGATTAGATATAGCACTAGCAGAAAAAGAAAGTGTAAGTTGACCATGTATCCCCATTACTGTTTCAGCAAAAGTATCTAATCTTTCATCTAATCCAGTATAAAAAATAGATAAAGCTTCATGAGGAGCTAATGCTCTACTTCTTTGTTCAATATGAGTAATATGAGCATCTTCTTTAGCTTTAAACAACATAGAAATAAATCCACTACAATCTTTAGACATAGTCATACCCATATCCATACCCATAGGTTTAGATTTCATAGCTCTCATAGATTTCATATCATCACTATCAAATGCTTCTATCAATCTGTTTTTCATAATGTTATATTTATAAATTTTAATAATTATCTTTCAAATGGGTTAATTTCTTTACCTGCCTTTGTTTTAGAACTTTCATAAACTTCTTGTTCCACTCTTTCCTGTAAATCACTCATGGACTTAAGAACTTCATTAGCTGACTTAAGTGCAGGGATAACTTCACTAATTTTATATACAGGTAAACCTTTATCTGTTCTTTCATTAAAATCTATATTTTGAAAAAAGTTAATAGTTTGTTCTACACCACTTTTAACTGCATTAAAATATCTCATAGATGGTGAAGCTTCTTCTAACCATTTGGAATAAGTACTAACTCCTTCCTTTACTAACTCATCAGGTTTCCACTCTTCTATGTTCTCTTTCCATAAACCTTCAATAATTTTCTTACCTCTAAGTTCATTAGAATAACCTGAATATGGATTAGATTTCTTTGGGGATACAATATAATAAATATAAGCTAATTCATTAATAGCTCTTGACTTATGTTTAGTTGTATCTCTATCCCATATTTCATTAAATGGAAATATGAGAAGTATATCCTTTACTGGTCTAACTACTGAACCATTGATTTCAAATATTTCTACCGACATAAAACTACATATTCTTTTTTAATCCTTTTTCTTTATATATACTTTCTTACTAATTACCTTTCTAAAATAAATCCTCTTAGCATAAGAATATCTTCAGAATTATCCTTATACTTAACAGTAGCAGTTTTACTAACTTCTACTTTTTTAGTTTCAGTATTCTTAAGATGATTAGGAAAGTCACCAGCAGTATATTCAAGTGTAACCTTATTACTACCTTTCTTATAATCTATCAGAGTACAACCACAGGCTGCTTTAATTTCAATAATCTCTATATCACCTAAATAATTAAAATCTACTTTAACAACAGACTTAGGTTTGATATTACCAAAATCATAAACTTTTTTATCCCACATAATTGTTACTTTATTTTAGTTCATTATAAAATTTAAACCATTCCCAATCAAATCTACTTTTCATTTTAGGATAACATGGTTTGTGACAAGACTTATTTGCAAAAGTAAGTGCAGGAATATCACAACCACATATCTTACATTGCCCACTATTGTAACACTCTTTATCCATTTGTGTTAACCTCCATTCAAACTGTTCTTTAATATGTTTTCTCATTAGGAGCTTTACCCACTTATACTTAGAATAGTATATCTTTTCTCTTGTATGTCCTTGTACATAATACCATACATCACTTAGGGGTATTTCCCTTTTCAGTATTTTCTTTAAATAATACCTTATTCTTTTCAACATACTCATTTAAAATTTTAATTCTATTAAAGTGAAACTCATTTGCTTTATTCTGCTCAACTATCTTAGCTAATTTCTTCAACTCATATTTAACAGGAGTAGAAAATACCTGAAAACTTCCAAATCCTTTTATCCTAATGTCAGGTATTTCCTCACTATTCATTCTACTCCTAAAATACTTAAATGCTGTAAATATTATATCAAAAAACTGGTCTTCAGTAATATCATACTGATGTTTAACTTTATCATAGTACCTCTTAATCAATGGATTCCTTGACATGTTCCTCATTTATAAGTTGAAAAAAGTATTCTTGCTTATCATCATTAGGAATAAGAAAAGGTAATATTTCATTAGTAGGAGAAATAAATCCTTTCTCTTTCAAAGACTTGAGGTAATTACCTAGTCCACCATCAGATAAATTCAATTCCTTCATTACTAACTTCCTAGCAGTAGTACCAAATCTATCTTTAGCTATATCTCCTTTCAAGGACATAAACAAAGCAAGTATCTCTATTTCTTTTGGGGTAAGCTTAGTGGGTATAATAGCATTAACAATTGACAAATGAATATTATAAAACCTCTTACTATCTAATACTAACCTTTTACTTAATGCTTTCATCTTTCTATCTTTTTAAATTATAAACAAAAGTAAGAAAAATTATTTAAGATTAAAATTAAATTTTTTAAAAAAATAATATTGATAAAAAGTGAATGTGTGAGTCCTATTAGAAACTAGCCACCCCCAAACTAATGTCTAAACAGTATCCCCCCTACAAATCTTAAGCTTTAAAAACTTGGCTCTAACTATCTTTAGCTGTATTTTTTGTTCTTCCTCTTTAACTTCATCTCATCCTTGACATTATTTTTTAAGCTCTTTAAAACATACAAATCATGAGCAACAAGACTAAAGCCTACTTCATGGAAGTAGCAGATTTCAAAGCTTTTATCGGTGTATCTAAACTTGACATTTATACCGATAAAGAAGACCCCAGCAAAAAATCCATTAAAGCTGGCAGTGTTTGGATTAACATCCAAAAAGACATTGATATGAAGGGTAGATTGGTATTTATTACCGATGATTTACTCCCAGATGGTAAACCAAACTGGCTTAAAGCTAGGCTGATTAATTGTGCTGAAGGCACACGCAAGATGGAGTTTACTGAAAGCTTCTAATAGGTATAAACACAAGGGAGAAATCCCTTGTGTTTTTTTATTTTGTTTTTTGTTCTTCTGTCTTAACTACATCTTAGTTTTGACATTATTTTAAACAATATAATAAATAACATTATGAATTCTTTAACAAAAGCTTTAGTAATAGCATTACTCATAATGCTAACAGTAATTTTATGCATTTGCTATATGGAAATAGCTAACATATTAGGTTTTTATGACCTAATAGCATTGGGTTTCATTAGTACATTGTCAATAGTTGGCTGCATTGCAGCAACTGTTAGTATATCTATGATAGATACAGAGAATTAATCTCTGTATCTATCTTTTTATTTTTTGTTCTTCATTTTTAACTTTAACTTATTCTTGACATTATTACTAACACTTAAATACATATAACTATGTACGGTAAAGCTTATCACATTTTAGCATCATTAGTTGACAGAAGTGTCAACTATAGCACATCAGAAGATAGTAGATTTAATGCCCACAGGGCAGCATATCTGTTCAAATACTTTATTGATGAAATTGTCAATAAAACAATAGTATTTGACAACTACAAGTGGAAAGAGTTTTCAGAAAACCCAGCAGCACAAAATACAGGAGCTGTTGAGTTTATAAAGCAAGAAATCATTGCTATGAAAGTAGCAGCAATTACTAGTAAGTTCTAAAGTGAAGGGAGAAATCCCTTCACTTTTTTATCTTTTATTTTGTTCTTCATTTTTAACTCTTGCTTAGTTTTGACAGTATTTTATTTATACTTATTGGTTGCAAACAATAGTATAAATACCTTTAGAGTAAAGACTTAAGGTTTGAAAGTATGTTCCTATATGGGGCCACTATGAGTAGACTTATTTCTGATAATCTTAGAAAAGCAAATAAAAGGTTTGGGATTGCTATACTGTTATTTTTTAGAGGGGTCCTAATCCTTAATCGGCCCTGGACCCCTCATTTCAGTAGTTAGTAACAACATACTAATTAAGATATAATCAGCTTGTGAAAGCTGATGCAGTACAACAAGAAGTAACTAAACAATGGTGCACAATTGTTTAGAAGAAAATTGCTACTGTGAGTGATGTCAGTTGGAAGACTATATTCTCTATTTCTATCTTAGTGAAACAATGTATGCTCTGTTATTAACTTTTAGAGAATAGAGGATAAAACCTCTATTCTCTTTTTATTTTTTATTTTGTTCTTCTTTTTTAACTTTCTCTTAGTTTTGACATTATTTTTAATTATTTACAAATCACACACATCATGGAAAAGAAAAATGTTCAATTTATGACAGTAGCCAATTTCAAAACATTAATTAACGCTACATCTATTGAAATCCTGGAAGACAAAGAGTCTGGAAATAAATCATTTACCCATCAGGGTGCATGGTTTAAAGTACAGAAAACTCTTGATGTTACAAAGCCAATGGCATTTATTGCAGAAGTAGATGCAGATGGTGTAACTAATTGGTTAAGTGCAACATTATGCAACATCGATGACAGCAAGTCAAAAAAGCAAACCTTTGCTTCTATCTAAATCTTATAGTATTACCTTTTATACAACATAAAGGGTAATACTATTTTTTAAATAAACACACAAAACATGGAAACTCTACTCATTATTACAACATTTATAGTTATGATTTACCTCTTAACTAATATAAACTTATTTCCAACACAAAAATAATTTCCAAATATGTACACACCATTAGAATTAGGACTTGATTATTTTGACTTAATGGAACAATATTACCTACCAGAAGACTATCTTCCTGAAGATGATGAATACGAACATAATTACATAAATGACGATGATTATGAGTTACCATTTTAGGTAACTCATATTTCTTATTAACAGAAATACATAAACCTGTTCCTAAACAAACAAGTTTAGGAAATATTGAATCACGTTTTATGGAGAATATGATTCAAGATATTGAAGATGAAATGAATTATTTTTAACTTTTAAATTTAAAACATGAACAACACAGAAATAACAATCATGGGTAGAGCAGTAATACCCAAAGAATTAAAAGAAACTCTTACTGCAGAAAACAACAATCATAGTAGAGTTTATTCTACTATGCATCCTGTTCAAAGTCCATACTTTGCTAAATGGCAAGAAGTATGTGATTGGTTTAATGAACAGCCTTACTTTGTTAAGGCTAAATTTATTGATACAAATTCTATGTGCATTTATGTGCATGGGATTGATTTGATTGGTAGAGAAAAATTTATCAATGGTAGTGTATATTACACTACTATTGAAGGCGAAGTAATAGCTACAGATGAAGCTTTCATTTGGGACTTTACTTTAAATAAGTTTATTTAAAGGAGATGTGTAATACATCTCCTTATTTTTTAACATTTAAATCAAGATAACTATGAAAAATCTTATTTTAGCATTTATGTCAATCATTATTTTTACATCTTGTAAATCTCAAGATGTAAACACAGACTTACTTATTTCAAAATCTTGCTTAGCTGAACTATGCTCATCTAATGATGAGATAGAATGCTTCTCTTATTATTTCGATATTAAACCTGAAATTATAAGAGAAAATCTCAATGCATATAGAGTAGTATATGCATCTGAGCTGAGGGATAAAGGATGGAATCCACAATCTCCTTTTGATTTAATCAACTTTAGAGTACCATTTGATAAAGATGGTTATATTGTAAGTTGGGAAATTTTTAAAAGATTACACAGTATTGATAATAATACAAAAGAGAAAACTTTATTTCACTATGAGATAAAGGATTAATAACTAAACAAACAAAAACTATGATTAAAGCACAGAGTTATAACATGGATGGTATTGTAGCAGCAAATTATAAGTTTGCTACATTAGCTGATGCTATTACATTTGGAGAAAAAAAACTCCAAATTACAGAATGGACAGAAGATAAAAAAGAATTACAAGGTTATTACAATAACTTAGGAATTCAAGAATATTTTGTCATATTCAAATAAAAAAGAGAGAAATCTCTTTTTTATTTTTTTTGTTCTTCTTTTTTAACTCTTTCTCATTTTTGACATTATTTTTCATTTTAACAACATAACAACATGAAAACTTGGAATTATAAACCAATCAACACCTTAGACCACTCACATCTCCAAAACATTATCAAAATGCTTTGGAGAGAAAACACATGGCTGAGTGAACAAATGTCTAATTTAGGTATGGAAGTAAATTTACAAGATAAATCATCTTGTATTGGCTATCTATATATAGCTTTAGACAAATTCACTAAAAAACGAAGTAATATATCTCTCAATGGAGATATGGCAGAAGAATTTAATAATCATCAACATGATGCCCATAATGGATATTATGATGATTATAGATACAATTTTTAAATTATACATTTTGCATTGAGTTGTAATGACGAACACGTAGAAAATCTGTTGTGTAAAAACTCGGCTTCTATATATCATTGCAACTCTTGCAAAATACCTTTAAAAAGAAAAGAAAAAAGTTCGACAAAAAAGAAAAGAAAAATACTTTTATATTTTCTTTATTAAATAAATTATATTACATTATAAATATAGTATTACGTTTTATTTCACTTTACAACTTTTCACCATGAATTTAGAACTAATCCTTCCATTATCATTACTTATTTTTATATTATTATTCATAATAGCAGGTTCACTTTACGTGATGATTTATGATTCAATTTATAAAAAAGATAATGATTACCATGAAGACACAAAATAATAGTTTGTATGTTTTGTTAATAATGTCAGTTAGGTTGAGTAGAAATACTCAACCTTTTTCATTCAAACAATCAACTCTATATATTTACTGATTATCAATTATTTTATTTATTAACTATTTTATCAATTTTTTAAAACATTATTTATTATGAGCAACGCACAAAATGTAACAGTAAAAAGAAGCAAAATTTCTTTCTCAAGACTTTATAAGGCTTCTTATCAAAAAGCAGGAAGTAAGACATTAGAAGTAAAACAACTTATTACTACTACTTCTTACTATGCTTCTAAAAAATATAATTCATCTCTTCAAGATGGATTATTTACAGAATCTGATTTCGGTGCAGAAACCAATGAATACACTCAAGAAGAAACAAGAGTGGCTTGGATTCTTGTACCGGAAAACAAAACAGAAACTGAAATTAAGCTAATGCTTAACAATTTACCTAATGCTTGTATTTACAAAGTATTGTCTAATGAGCCAATACTTGATGAAAATCAAAAGCAGAGTATATCTTCAGGTCTAAAGACTAAAGCTGATTTTGCTAATAGCCAAGTAGTGAGATATGGTGACTCTCATGAAAATGCAGGTCAACTAATTCTTGATGCTGATGACAATGTCCAATATCGTAGAACTTTCTTCTCTAAGGAAGTAAAAGCAGATGAGGATTATAGAGGCAATGGAAATGTTTACATGAGCAGAGAAATTGAAATGGAAGTTCAAGGAGCAAGTGTGTTCTTTGACCAAGGGATGTAAAAAGTGAATAAATTGAGAAAATCTTAGAATAAAATTCCTATGGAATAATATTTTAGGGTTTTCTCTTTTTTTTCTATAGCCATTTCTTTATTATTGCTTTTTTAGATAACCTTATAAATAATCTTATGACAGACTTTGTGTATGACATTGAGATATTTCCTAACTTTTTTCTATTATGTGCACTAAATGTACATACTAATGAAAAAGTATCATTTGAAATATCTCCAAGAAAAGATGAAAGAATACAATTGATAGAATTTCTAAAATCTGATATAAGATTATTTGGATTTAATTGTATTAACTATGATGGTAAAGTACTACAAAAATTACTAAACCTAACTCATCTAAAAGGTAAAGTTTTAATTCCTACATTAAAACAACACTCTGATAAACTCATTACAGATGAAAGATACAATATGTTTCAAAAAAGATTTACATTATGTCCTAATGTAGATTTAATGCTAATGCATCATTTTGATAATGATGCAAGAAGAGCATCATTAAAACAATTAGAATTTGCATTTCAAATGACTAACATACAAGAGTTACCATTTGAACATACTACCATTCTTACAGAATCTCAAATGCAATTAGTATCAGAATATTGTTGGAATGATATTGAAGCAACTTTTAGACTATATAACTACTCTAAAGAAGCTATACAACTTCGTGAATCTCTTTCTAATGAATATAATATAGATATGATGTCTTGGAACTCTCCTAAAATTGGTGAGAAGAGTTTTGCATTTAAATTAGCTAAAGAAATAGGTTCTCATAAACTTACTCAAAAAACTTACAGAGATACTATTAACCTATCTGAAATTATATTTCCTTATGTACAATTTGAAACTGAAGGATTTCAAAAACTCCTTACATATTTTAAATCCAAAATCATTAAAGGAACTTATAAAGTATTCTCAGAAATACCATTTGAAGAACTCTCTGTAATTGAAAATCATTATAATCTTCATAAAACTAAAGGAGTTCAAAAGAATCTGAATATACTCTATAAAGATATAGAATTTGTATTTGGTACTGGTGGACTTCATGCATGTACTGAACCTGGTATTTATGAATCTGATGAAGACTATATCATTATAGATATTGATGTATCTTCATATTATCCTAATTTAGCAATAAAAAATAGATTATATCCTGAGCATTTAGGTGAAGAATTTTGTGATGTATATGAATATAGATATAATGAAAGAGGTCAATATCCTAAAGGTAGTGTATGGAATGGTTCTATAAAACTTGAATTGAATGGTGTATATGGTAAATCTAATTCAGAACATTCTGCATTCTATGACCCTAAATATACTATGGCTATTACTGTTAATGGTCAACTTCTAATTTGTATGTTAGCTGAAGCTCTTATGAATACTTCTACTCTTTTACAAGCTAATACTGATGGTGTAACTGTAAAATTATTAAGAGGAGATTTACCTAAAATATTTGCTATTATAGATTGGTGGGAAGAATTAACTAAACTCAAATTAGAATATGTATTTTATTCTAAAATGATTATCAAAGATGTATCTAATTATATGGCTATATCTACTGATAATAAAGTTAAAAGAAAAGGTGCAGCATTTAAAACTTACAAAGAATTAGAACTACATGAGAATCATTCAGCTTTAATTGTTAATGAAGCTATATCTGCATATTTTATACACAATACAGACCCAGTTCAATTTATGATGCAGGATTTAGAACAGAATGGATTACAAAATTTCTTTATGAGAGCTAAAGTACAAAAAGGTCATAGACTTGTAGCAAGAGATATAGAAGATACTACATTACAAAAACTTGTAAGATATGTAGTTACTAATACTGGTGTATCTCTTATTAAAATAATGCCACCACTTCCTAAGAATCCTGAAAAATGGAGAGAAACTGAAATTGAATCAGGATGGAAATGTACAGTATGTAATAATTTATCTCAAATAAACACTACAGAAATCATAGAAAATTTAAATTTAGAATATTACTTAATTCAAATTAAAAAAATAATCAATGGAGTTGAGAAATCAAATACAGCAGCAAGCAACACAGAAGATACACCTTCATAATTTTAGAGGTATTATTAATGTTGCACCAAGAGTTGGTAAATCTAAAATTGTATGTGATGCTATTAAAATATTTAAAGTTCCTCAGACAATACTTATTACTGTACCATATAATTCTATTCAAGAATCCTGGACAACAGAATTAAACAAATGGGGTGTAAATATTCCAATAGCTATCATAAATCAAAGAAGTTTAGCTAAAGAAAGTGATTTAAATATGTATGACATTATTATTTGTGATGAGATACATACATTATCTAATGCTCAAATACAAGTATTACAAAATTTTGATGGTCCTATATTAGGTGTATCAGGTTCTATTTCTAAAGAAACTGAAAAACAATTGCGACAAGAATTAGGATTAAAAACTATCTTTAAATATACTTTAGAAGAAGCTGTTAAAGATGGTATTGTTGCTAACTATGAAATTAATTTAGTTCCTGTAACTCTTGACAATAAAGATAAATATATAGATGCAGGTAATAAAACTACTACATTTAAAACTACAGAATATCTTAATTATCAATATCTTACAGAACAATTTACTAAATTTAAAAGAGCAGCATGGAATAATCCTAAAATGAATGCAGTTAAAATGCAATATGCTTCTAAAAGAGCTAATTTAATTTATAATTCTAAAACAAAATTAGAAGCAGTATCAAAAATTATTGCTAAATTTGACAGATGCTTAATATTTACTGCAAGAACAGAAATTGCTGACCAATTAGGTTCAGGTTACCATTCTAAATCTACTCCTGAAGTATTAGAATCTTTTATGTCAGGTACAATAAATAAGCTTGCAGTATGTGAGATGACTAATATGGGCATCACATTCCCTAATCTTAAAGTTGGCATATTTCATCAGATGAAAAGTTCTGAAGAATCTGCTATCCAAAAAGTTATGAGAATGTGTAATATGGAAGATGATGCTATTGCTCAAATATTCATTACCTATTATGCAAATACTGTTGATGAAGAGTGGATTAAAAAAGCATTAGAAGGATTAGACCCTGATAAAATTAAAATCTTATCATTATGATACTATGTATTTGTATTGATGATAAAGGAAAACCTTCAGATTTTCCTTTAAGTAAATGGATTAAGGAAGAGCAAGAATATCATATTATTGATGTTGTTACTGTATTGCCACAAAATGAGTTAGGGGTAACATTAGCTGAAATAACTTTAGATGCAACATGTTATCCTTATAAGTTCTTTTTAGCTAAAAGATTTGCTTTTACTGAAGAAAACTATAAGAAGCTTATAGAAATGGTAAAAAGTAAAAATGAAACTAAAGAATTCCAATTAGATTATGACATTTTAATTAAAAAACAAGAGTATGCGAATTGAGAATTTAGATACAGTCACAGCAAGTAAGATTTATTTACTTTTAACTATGTTAAATGGTACTTTATATGCTATTGCTGAATTAGAACCTGATAAAATGAAGGGACAAAACAAAGTAAGATTTTTAAATATTAGGAGTAATATTAGAAATTTTATGTATACAATTTCTAATTCAGCAACTGCAGCAGATAAAGAATTATTACATTCTTATACATTTGATAGTATAGGATTAATGGCTGAAGTATTTGCTTTATTGTCCTATGTTCCTGAAAATCAAATAGATTGGATGTCACAAGAAATAAATAAATTAGTTATACAATCTTTTAAAAACTTAGAGCATGAAAATTAATCAAGAAATATTTAAACTACTTGAAGAGCATGATGTAGAAAGTGAAGGTGTACTTTATCTTTTATCTATATTTCACAATATTGAATCTACTTGTATATCTGAAAAAACTATAAGAACTGTAAATAATCTTGGAATAGTTGAAAGAGATTACAAAACAAATACTATAGAATGGCATTTACCTCTCTATGATGGTCAAAATGTAGATTCAGTATGGGAATGGGTTAATCAGTATAGAGAATTATTTGCATCTAAAAACAAAGAAAGGTCTGGTTCTAAAAAAACATGTGTAATGAGAATGAAATTATTCTTTTCTGAAAATCCTCATGTTAGAAAAGAAGATGTATTAGAAGCTACTACACTTTATCTTAGAAATGTAGAATCACAGTATGTTAAAACTGCTGAGAGATTCATTTATGATGGGCAAGGTAATTATAAAATGTCTATGCTTTCACAATGGGTAGATAGAGTTTTAGAAGCTAAATCTAAAAACAAGATTGACCCCAATAATAAACTCATGAAATAATGAATTTCCTTGAGGCATTAAAGCAGGGTCAGGAAGGAGAAAATAAAGGATTACCAACAGGTTTACCACCATTGGATAGAGCAATAGATGGTGTTCAAAAGAAAGCTATTTATGGTGTAGCTGCTGGTCCAAAAGTTGGTAAATCTACATTAGTAGACTTTGGTTTTGTTATTCATCCTATATTACATTGTATTAAAGAAAACATTCCTATTACTGTAATCTATTTTTCTTATGAGATTGATAGAGTCAAAAAAGAATTTGACTTTGCATCATTCTTCTTTTATCATGACTATGGTATAAAATCTATTTATCATAATGATGAAGAGTATCCTTTGTCAAGTAGATATCTGTTAGGTAAATTACAAGACAGAGAAGGTAATATCATTCCATTATCTGATGAACATAAAACTATCCTCCAAGATATATACACCAATAGGATAATTCCATTCTTTGGTGAATATGACTATAGAGGTCATCAGATAAAAGAAGGCATAATACAATTCTTAGAAGACAGAGATAATCCTACTGGTATGAGAAATACTATTCTTGCTTATGCTAAAAAGAATGGTGAGTTTGTATATCAAGATTATGAAACTACAGAAGAAGGTAAGAAAGTTACTAAGAAAAGATTGATAGGTTACAACATTGCTAATAAGCAAAAGAGAACTATTATCATTACTGACCACATTCGTAAACTCAAGAGAGAAAGAGGTTACAGTATGAAAGAGAATATGGACAAATGGATAGAATACACAGTAGAACTCAGAAACTTCTGTCATTTTACATTTGTACA